GCAGGTAGCACCATCATCACCTAAGCCAGTAATTAAGAAAGAAGAGGAATAATCTCATGGCTGTATTTCTAAATAACAATGTGGGCGTGAAGATTAACTCTGTTGATCTTTCAGACCATGTAACAGCAGTAACAATCAACCGCGCATTTGATGAGCTAGAAGTAACCGCTATGGGTGACTCATCACACAAGTTCGTTAAGGGACTAGAGTCATCAACTGTGACAATCGACTTCCTAAACGACACAGCTACAGCTAATGTATTGCAGACACTACAGGCTGCATGGGGAACAACAGTAACCGCTGTATTCCTACAAACAAAGGGTACTGCTGTTTCAGCAACCAATCCTTTGTACACAGTTTCCTTGTTGATTAACAACACCACCGACATTAATGGTGCTGTAAGTGACATTGGAAGCATGTCGATTACCTTTACTGCTAACTCAACAGTTGCAGTAGCCACTACAGGCACATTCTAATCAATTAAATAAAGGGGCAAACTCATGGCAAAACTAAAGATAGTTCGTAACGATGGAAGCGTACTAGAAGGCGAGATCACTCCAGCAGTGGAGTACGCGTTCGAGCAGTACGCTAAAAAGGGCTTCCATAAGGCGTTCCGCGATGAAGAAAAGCAGAGCGATGTCTATTGGTTAGCATGGGAAGTAGTACGCAGGTCAGGTGAGTCTGTTAAGCCTTTCGGGATGGAGTTCATCGAAACACTTAAAAGTGTTGAGGTGCTTGACTCTGACCCTTTAGCTTAAAGCGCGATCTTCCATTCACCTACCTAATCGCTCGATTGAGCATTAGGTTGGGGATTGCGCCACAAGCATTATTGGATCTAGATAAAACAATGCTCGATGCACTTGTGCAAGGGCTCAAAGATGAAGCAAAAGAGGTGAGCGATGCCAACAGAGGTAAAAGGCGCGGTAGAGCTTAGAAAAGCCCTCAGAGCGTTCACACCTGACCTTGCTAAAGAAACTCAGAAAGAAATCGCAGCAATCTTAAAGCCAATCACAACAAAGGCTAGAGGATTTGTTCCATCTACTACACCACTTAGCGGTTGGGCTAAAAGCAACAACGGCACATGGGGCAACAGAATGTGGTCATCATCTGAGGCAAAGCGTGGAATTGGTTACAAGACCACACCATCAAAGCCTAATCGCTCAGGATTTAGATCGCTTGCTCGTATTGTCAATGCTTCGCCTTCAGGCTCTATCTATGAAACTGCTGGTCGCTTAAATCCACAAGGCAGACCACAAGCTCCAAGAGTTCCAGTAGTCGCACCACGCCATGAAAACTTTGGCAAGATGATCCGCTCTGGCTCTAAGGGACAATCTCTTAGCAATAACCCTGATGCTGGTAGGCAGTTTATTGATGCCATGAACCAAACCTCACCAATCGTTAATGCTTACAAAAGAGCAGAAGGTCAGGCAGGACGCGCTACTCGTAAGATGAAGGGTCGCGCAATCTTTCGCGCTTGGGCAGAAGATGGTGGCAAGGCTAACGCGGCAGTGGTTAAAGCAATTGAAAACTCTAAAGTTGAGTTTGAGAAAAGGACGAAGGTGAAGTAATGGCGGCAGATGTAAAGATTGACATAGCCGCCGAGTTCACAGGCAAAAAGGCTTTTAAGCAAGCAGAAACAGCAACAACAAAACTAACTAAGAATGTCAAGAAATTAGCTGGTGCTGTTGGTCTGGCATACGGCACATCTGCTGTAGTCGCTTACGGCAAAGCCTCAGTTAAAGCCTTTGCAGCAGACGAGGCAGCAGCTAAAAGACTAAACACAGCAGTTAGTAATCTAGGCATTGGGTTCGCCAATCCTGCAATCGCTGACTACATAGGCAAGTTAGAAAAGTCAGCTGCAATTGCCGATGACATTCTACGCCCAGCGTTTCAGAGCCTATTGACCACGACTGGCTCATTAACTAAATCACAAGAATTATTAGGCAACGCCATCCAGATCAGTCGCGCTTCAGGTATTGATCTCGCCACAGTAACCGAGGATTTGGCTAAAGGTTATGTAGGCATTACAAGAGGACTTGCTAAATACAACACAGGTTTAACTAGAGCAGAATTGACATCTAAGTCATTCTCAGAAATCTTAGGCGTATTGCTTACAAAGTCTGCTGGTGCAGCTGAAGATTACATCTCTAGCACTTCCTACCAGTTAGACCTATTAAGCGTAGCAACAGGCAACGCATCAGAGATTATCGGTAGCGGTTTAGTCGAAGCGTTCGCACGCATCGGTGGTGGCACAGAAACCTCAGACGCAACAATCGCCATCGAGGGAATTGCTAAGGCTATCTCTGGGATCACTATCGCCACAGGTACAGCTTTAGGCGGTATCACCAATGTCTTTAGAACATTAAAGAACCTACCTAAGAACATCTTTCAAGGCTTTGCTGGTGCACAGGCAGGTGTCAATCTAGGCACATCTGCTACATCTGCACCTAAACTAACTCTCAGCCAGAAGAAGCAACAAGAAGCATTGGCAGCATTAGAAGCGGCAGCAGTTAAGCGTAACAAGGAATTGCTTGCCCTAAAGAATAAACAGTTAGCAATTGAGAAGCAAACAGTTGCTCAGAAGAAGTTAGCGGCAGCAATCGACAAAGCCAATGTTGCTTTACTTAAAGGCGAAGAAGTCTTTGACCTTGACAAAATACAAATTGCAGCAGCTCTTACCTCTCAGGCTGAGCAATTAGGCAAAGCAACAAGTGCGGCACAAGTGCTACAGATTGCCAACGATACTGCTCGCCTTAATGTCAAGAAGTCAATCCTTGCCCTTGAAGATGCTATTGCTGCTAAGGATGAGGCAGCTATTGTCAAGGCAACAGAGAAATTAAACGCTGACCTCAAAATCTTAGGCGCATTATCTGGGCAGAATGTAAAGCTCCAAGACATCAAATCTATCCTTGACAGCCTGAAGCCTAAAGACCTAATCAATCTGGCTAACCTAGATGCTGCTATTGCTAAGATGATGGAATTGCTTAAATTGCAAGGCACTAAGACACTTGTGCCAACTACAGGGACAACTACCACACAGCCAACGGCAACAGCGGCGGTTCAAGGTGCAACCACGATTGCAGGCACAAACCTAAGCGTTGCAGCTCTTGGTGGCGTTATGACTCAAATTTTGCCAAACCTTAAAGAATACACACCTAACACAGGTATGATCTCAGGTATTAGCCCTAATGGGCGTGAATACAATTATGAGGTTAATGTTTATGCAAACACTATTGCTAACCCAGATGAGCTTACTGGATTGATCCAAGACACAATTATCCGACTTAATAAGCGTGGAGATTACTTAACAACTGCTGGAGCATTATGACCAGACCAGTCATCAATGTAATCATTAACTTTTCAACTGGTGCAGGATTTGGTAATCCTTTTATTATTGATCAAGGCATTTTAGGTGTTGATCAATTAGCAGATGCCACTGGGCCAATCGTTGATGTGTCTAATCTTATTGACACAATTTCAACAACACGCGGCAGACAAATCAACACTGAGCAGTTTAACACTGGATCTGCAAGTATCCGCATTATTGATCAAAATGGTGATTTTAACCCTCAAAATCCATCTAGCCCTTATTACACCTATTTAAGTCCAATGCGTAAGATTGCTATTACTGCAACTTATGAAAATGTTACTTATCCGATTTTTGCTGGCTATGTAACCAATTACAACACCACTACCCCTAAGTTCACAGGTGATGTTGTCTATACAACTATTTCAGCTGTAGATGGATTTAGATTATTCCAGAACGCTCAATTCTTTGGTGATGGTTGCCTTGTTATAGACCTGAGAGTCATCTAGTACCCATTTGACATCAAAGTAACCAATTCCTGTGCCGTTATCGTTAAACACCTTAGGTGTCGTTGCCACAGAAGCAGTCGTCACTGTTCGATCTTGAAATACCGCCTTGCCATCTGCACCAATGTAAATCGCCCCATACTCTGTGGTGGCAACTGTTTGAAGAGCTGAAAGGGCTGTGCGTTGGGTTGCTGGGTCTGCTTGGACAGTGGTCAATCCTGTGTCGATGTCTCTCATAGATTGAGGCCAGCCAATAGTGTCAAGGATCTTGCCTATGCGCGTGCCTGTTGTCTGTCCTGCTGTTCCGTCTATTACACCAAGAATTGAGCGTTCTGGAATAATCTGAATCCATCTACGGCGGTGATAGTTGTATAAACAACATCGCCTGTGAACTTTGGTGTTGTTGTGGAATAGCCTGTAATAAAGCCAGCGAAGATTGGGTAAGTTACTCCTGAATAGGTTGCAGTTATCTGAACTTTACGCATTGGATTAAGAAGTCCTGCGTAAGGACTGCTTGGGTTCTGTGGATTGAAATCACCATTTTGATCCACAATGCGAAGGCTTAACTGACCTGTCTGAAATTGGTCTGCCTGAGCGTTGCGCCCTCTGCTGGTTTGGATTGAATCTACTTGGTTAGATACATCAACAATAACTGCTGTGGTATCTGCAAGAACATTGACATCAAGCAATCCTGTATCCAGAATCATTGCCTGA